CTTGAATCATGCGAGGTTTGAAGTTGTCAATCCATTTTCCAACATACGACTCCAACTTTACAAAGATCTTCGAGACGAACATGGCAGACAACAAGAAAACACTAGATGCCTTCTTGAGCACTGCTATCCTGTTCGAGGAGTAGCGTCCGGCTGCCCACATATCGTGGTCATAGAACGGAACACTCAAAACTCCGACCTTCTCTCGACAAGTTCGTTTGAAGAACCGCTGGAACTCACGAACCGTATGCGGGTCAAACGTTCGATCAAAGGCATGTCTGATCTTGACGGCGGCGTGCATGTTGTGTATGCACTGTTTCGGCACAACCACAGGTGTGTTGGCAATGAGACAACCGAAGACGTCAATCCGACCATCGTCACAGTGGCAACGGTCCTCATAGTCTTCTTTGTATGAATCACGACTCTCGGGGAGGACTCTGTCGAACCCAACACAAACTTGTGGAAGGCTCAGGATGGAAGCCATCTTGTATGATGACCCCCCATTCTCCCGAGAGATACTCCAATCAACCAACCAGTCTGTTAACCGAAAGTACTGGAGCAGCAGCAACAGAGCACACACCACGGTGCCTGAAGCTTTCAGGACCAACTCATCCACATCGTAGTAGCGATCAAAAGTGACGCAACCACCAAAGCACAGGATCATGACAAGAACTGCCGACACTAAGTGGCCTACCCACCCGATCGGTGGGCCATTCCTGGCCAAATAGTTGTTTCGCACAGCCCATCTTCTGTTCTCTAGGGTTTTGTAGTACTCCTGTTCACGTTTCCCAATGATGTAAGTGAACTCCTCGCTCGACACAACATCAGCAATCATACGATCCAAGGATTCAAACCTGGGCATGAATCGATAGATGTGTGGCTTGATCAGATTGATCAGATGTTGGCGGTCAAAGTTTCTCTTGTCATTGAAAGCACAGTGGCTGATGGCCTTGGACAGTTCAAGGATTCTAGTCCGAACTGACTGCTCATCCATAGGTCCCACGACGTCATCTTCTAAGTTTCCCCTAACCAGTAGAAAGATTCCATCGTCTGTCAAGCGGATGATGTCGTCGCCCTCCCTCAAGAGCTCCACCGACAATCTAACCGGGAACTTGTTTCCCCCATCTTTGCAAGTACCACACAGTACAAGAGACGTTCCTCTTAACTGGTAGTAGAAGCTGTTGGACATGGCTAGTGCCCAGGGGTCAACCCGCAACCTGGAACCTCTTTCAGGCGTTCGCGGATTGTTCGGGTCCAGGCCCCACACCCTTAGAATGAATTCCCATTCATTCCCTGGATCCCTTTCATATAACTCAATGGCCTTGACATCACCATCGATAATGACTGCATCAGGATCTCCATCCTCAATTTCTCTGTCTATCTTCTCTTCTGAGTAGTCAGACGCACTCTGATGCAGGGGTAATTCCTCTTCCCCCCATTCGGGGGCTTGGCGGGGGGGTGCGCTCCCCCCTGTCTTGGTTTCATGCTTTCCTTCTTTGTTTCTTGATCGTTTCGTCATGATTTGAGAAGTTGGGTGTTTCACCTCAAACTGGAAAGTGCAACCGCCCTAAAGCGTCGGCACGATCTGTGAATGGGATCGACTACAAACAGTCAGAACCTCGGCAAGCTGTCTTGGACCATCTGGTTACCAACCAGAGTGGATCCGCAACTCCAGCGCCCTTCCTCTCACTAGCGAGGTGAGTCGGGGGATGTCCTGGATCTTAAACGGCCTCCTAGCCCGAAGCACAGGGATGGAGTGACTAGCTCCTCCTTATCTTGGGCACAGTAATGGAATGGTGACTCATCTCTTGGAGTCACCCACGTCACTGCAGCGGGAAAATCTGCAGCCCACACGAAGTGTGGTCTCGCTGTATTCTTGACTGAGTACAATCGAATCCCCAGAAGGCACCTAAACTTAAGTTTAGCTACATCTCCCAGAAATTGGCTAGAGTAGAAAGTGTGTAAACCATCCGGTGCAAACT